AACTCGCCGCCTACAAAGCGCTGACTACCTACGCGCCCAACACCGTGGTGCAAGCCGCAGACGGCGCGGGATTGAAACTGGACTATCAAAGAGACGTGAACATCGTGATTAAAAATCTTGAGGACGCGATTGCGTCTATGACTACAACCTAAAGGAGGGGAAAAGCATATGGCAATCAAAAGCAAAGCAAGACATGACCTGACCCTGCGCTCCATCAAGCGCGAGATCGCCGCCGGGCGAGATGTGGCCTATTGGCTGGACAAGGCATACACCCATCTTGATAATGGGCTGCTCACTGATGCGGATATCGGAGAGATCGAGGCGCTGGCACAAACATACTACGACGCGCTGGACGCGGAAAACGCGAAGGAAGAGGCTGACGACGGCCTTTCAATCGTCTAAGGAGGCAAAACCATGATTATTCTTGGCATCATCATCGGCGGCGCGATCATCTTCGCGGCGGGCTGTCTGGTTGGCCGCTTCATCCGCGCGGGAGGTGCGTGGGACGAATGAAAAGCAAAAAAGAATATGAAATGCAAAGAAAACGGGCGAGAAAATGGGCCGTCTGGTACCTTGGTTATGCAGGCATTGAACCGACAGAAGAGAACATCCGAAAGTATGCTTTAGCCCGCAGACGGACGCTGAAACAGTTTCATCGGCTGCGAGGGCATTTGCTCGGATAAAAAACGGAAAGGAGGAAAAGCCAATGATTAAAACAAGCGAGGCCATCCGCACGGCGCGGGAGCTGATCGGGACGCCTTACAGCGAGCTGGACTGCATCAACCTCATCAAGAAGGTCATCCGCGCAGCGCCGGGCGGCGACAAGCGCTACACGACGGCGGGCACAAACGAGCTTTGGAACAGCTTTGACAGTGCGCCGAAGTATCGCCATTTGATCTGGCGGCAGACGGGGATTTCCGGCGCGAAGGCGGGCATGCTGGCGTTCATGGGCGTGGGCACGGGCGACGTGAGCCACACCGGGCTGGTGACGGAGCGGGGCACGGTGATCCACTCAAGCAAGAGCCGGGGATGTGTGGTGGAAACTGAGCTGACGGAAAAAGCGGGGTGGAACGGGCTGGGGGTGCATCGGATGATTGCGGTGGACTATTCGGAGGGAGGAAAAACGGAAGTGAGCGAAGCGGAAAAGATTTTTGGCAACGCAACGGTGAGCGTGACCAGCGGATATCTCAACATCCGCGAGGGCGCAAGCACGCAGTCAAAGGTCATCGCAAAGGCCGCAAACGGCGCGCGGGTGAACATCATCCGCGAGGCGGGCGGCACGGGCTGGGTCTTCGGCGCGCTGGAAAACGGCGATACCGGGTACATCTCCAGCAAATATCTTGTCGAGGATGCGCCGCCGGAAAGCGGGGATCAGGACGAGACGGGCGGCGAAGCACTGGCCACGACGACCCTGCGCAGGAACGACGGCGTGTATATCACGCTGGCGGGAAAATGGACGATTGCGGAGGATTGACCGATGACACTACAAAAGCTGCTGGACGGCTTGCAAGCGGCTGTCACAACGCACAGCACACTGACGCTCGTGCTGGTGTATATCACGCTCAACCTGATCGAGATTTCCCCGATCAAGGTTCAGCCGCTCTCGTGGGTTTTTAAGGGCTTGCGCAAGGCACTTGTCGGCTCGCTGGAAGAGCGCATGGGACGGATTGAGGCGAAAAACGACCTTGAGTTTGCCAAAATTGCACGAGCACGGATACAGCGGTTTGCGGATGAGCTGTACTATCGGACGGATTTGAGCCACGCACGACAGCATTTTGAGCAGGTGTTTGACGATATCAATGCCTATAATGCTTACTGCGAATCACACCCACAATTTGAAAACCACAAAACAATAGAGGCGACCAATATCATCAAAAACACTTATCACAAGTGTTTGGAAAACCACATTTTTACATGACATCGCCCGGCAAAAACCGGGCAGAAAGTGAGGCTATCTATGTCTAATATCGACCTGACCCCCATCTTTCAGGCGCTGATCGTCCTCGTGGCCGCGCTGATTACGCGGTATGTCGTCCCGTGGATCAAGGCAAAGACGACGCTTGACCAGCGCCGTGAAATCCGCGACCTCGTGTCTATCCTTGTTTTCGCCGCCGAGAAGCTGTACACCGGCTCCGGGCGCGGCGAAGAAAAGCTGGCGTGGGTAAAGGAGCGGCTTGACGCGCACGGATATAAGTTGGATACAGATGAGCTTGTCGAGCTGGTGAACGCTGAGATTGCAAAGTTGGAGAGCACCGCGCCCGTAGTGGTCGAGGAAGCCAGCGTGTAAAGGGAGGCGGTTTTCTGTGCGCCTTGATTTTGACAGGCGCACGAAAGAGGAAATCGCCCGCCGCTGCGGCTTTGACGAGCACGTCCGGCTGGGGCAGGTCTTTGACCTGCTCTGGCGCGGTTACAGCATTGTGCAGATCAGCATGACACTGGGCATGTCGCCCGCAACTGTCAGCCGCAGCATTCGCGAAATTAAAAGACGGATGTCTGCATCTATATATACAGATGATAACACCCCTGCCTGATGGCAGGGGCTTTTTTGATGTGAAAAAATAAATAAAAATAATTCATAAAGTACTTGACAGGTAAATTAAAATAATGTATAATACAGCCGTAAGGAACAAGGAAAACAACCTGATCGGAGGAAATCAAAATGAAGTACAACAAGCAGATCATCATGAAGCGTGCGTGGATCATGGTCAAGAGCTTTGGCCTGAGCCTGAGCGTTGCGCTCAAGGGCGCGTGGGCGCTGGCCAAAGCGCTGCTTGCCGCCGAAAAGGAAGGAAAGGAAAGCGGCTGGAACTACAAGGTCGTTTGCAACGACTGGATCAAGGGCGGCCATAATCGCACCTACGTTTCCGCGCGCATCTACACCAACGCTTGGAACCGTAAACGTGATCTTGAGATCGGCTACATCGACAACATGACCGGCGCGCTCGTCGCCGCGTAAAAAAGGAGGAAAAAAAGCATGAACATTAAACAGCTGCGCGTCCTGCGCGGACTGAAACAAAAAGAGCTGGCGGATATGTTGGGTATATCCGCCCAGCAGCTCAACAACTATGAGGGGGGGAGTAGTAACCCCGGCAACAAGATTCTGCCCGCGCTGGCGGACGCGCTGGGCGTTTCGACGGCCTATTTGCGAGGCGACGCCCAGCGGCTGGCTGTCTATGACTGGCAGACCGGGCGCACGGAGGCGCTGCCCATCATGGCCGAGACGGTGATCGACGATTACGGCATTTTTTACCTCGTCGAGCACCCGGACGTCGGGATCATTGCTGTGATCCAGTCTGAGGGTATGCAGTTTACCCTCGCGGACTGGCAGGGTGAGCAGCCTATGACCGTCGATGAGATCGGCGCCGCGCGCTGGGTTGACGCGCGCGGCGAAGACACGGTGGTAATGTATAGGGGATTGCCTCGCGTCTTCGTTGGCGGCGAGTTTTGGAGGCGCTGACTATGCCGCGCAAGCTCAACATGCAGGTCGGCAATGTGTTTGGCGATCTCAAGGTTTTGAGGATCTGGCGACTGCCGGAGGCGTCGTCTAAGACACAATGCGACGCGGAATGCCTGAGATGCGGCAGCGTAAAGTCGTACTATGCGAGCAATCTGATTGCGGGTAAGACTACATCGTGCGGATGCAAGGCGGTTGGGAAGATCACAAAAACGTGTGTGATCTGCGGAAAGCCGTTTGACTCATACCGCTCGGACAACCGCGTGACCTGCTCGGATGCCTGCCGCCGTCTTCGGGCGGCGAAGTCGTCGCATGACAAGCCGCGCAAGTGGGGAGAAGACGCAAAAAGACGACGCGCAGAAAACCCCGACATTAAGGCGCGGATGGACGAGTTACAGCCGCGCGCTTTGCAAGCGGCGCTTGCAAAACCGGAGGGGCAGCGCGGGCCGCAAAACCGGGGAAGCAAGATCTGGGTGCTGGTCGATCCGAGTGGAAATCGAGTGCCATGCACCAATCTGCTCGACTGGGCGCGCAACAATTATCGGCTCTTTGAGCCGCAAACTCCGGAAGAGGAGCGAGACGATGCTGCGAACCGTATCGCGCGGGGATTTCAAAAGATCGCGGCATGCATGCGAGGCAATCCATCGTGCAAGGGATCTGTGTATCACTATAAGGATTGGGGGCTGCTGTCTCTGCCTATCACGCCAGCGCATAGGCGCAAACCGGGCGATCCGGATCAATAACATTCTCCCTCTGCATATGCAGGGGAGTTTTTTAAAAAAATAAATAAAAAAGATTTATAAAACACTTGACAAGTAAGCTTAAATAATGTATAATTATAGTCACAAAGAACAAGAAAACAACCTGACAGGAGGAAGAAACCATGAAAGAAAAGTACAAGCAGCAGCTTTCCACCGCCGCGCGCGAAGTCCTCGAACACTCCGGCCTGAGCTTTTGCCTTATGGATGGCGACAAGATGGCCGTATCTCCGCGCGCCAAGGCCATCAAATTGGTCAAGGCGTATCCCGCCGAGATACAGGAGATCAAGGCCGCGCTGATGGCCGAGGAAGCCGAAGAGCGCGAAACCGCCGAGCGCCGGAGAGGGTAAGCAACAAGCCAAATTGATGCAAGGCATCAGCAAAGATTCCTTCGAACGCCAAAAAGTCTTGCTAGATTAACATAATTATCCATTGAGGGTTTTGTCTTTCCGCTTTCCCAGTTGCTAACAGAAGGTGCAGCCACGCCGAGAGCAACGGCAACGTATTTCTGGCTAAGGTTTGACTTTTCTCTGCATTGTTTGATTCTGTTCATTTTTCAGCCCTCCTTTACACCATTATATAGCTAAAAACTATCTTGGTAAAGAATAAAAAAATAGTTAAAAACTATTTACAATAGCTCGAAACTATGATATAATAGCCATGAACTAAGAAAATAACCGATAGCTAAGGCAGGTGATAAAGTGATTAGACAGTGGCTAAAGGATATCCGCATCGAGAAAGGGCTGAGGCAAAAAGACATTGCCGAAATGGCCGGCATTTCTCAGCCGTCCTACTGGCAAATCGAGTGCGGCCTGTGCGACCCTACGGTTGACACCGCGAAAAAGATTGCTCACGCATTGAGTGTTGACTGGACGCGATTCTTCCAAGACAAGGAGGTTTGACCATGAAAAAGCGCCAGCGGAATTGGAGCGCGGAGGATGAGCTTTTCCGGCGGCAGGTTGGTCAGCTCTGCGGCGTGTCCGGCATGGACAAAGCCGAGCTGGCGCTGAACCTCGGCGTATCGAAAAAGACGCTCTACAACCGGATCAACCACCCGGAAACGCTGACCAAGCGCGAAGAGCGTAGGCTCTACGAGCTGATGCAAGCCGAAGGGCTTGAGTATCAAGCGGGTTTCGACGGCGTGGAACTCCCACGCCTGAGAATCGCAAGGTAAAAAAAAGAACCGCCCGTGCAGCAACACGAGCGGAAGCTAATGGAAAATTTAAACCATGTCTATTATAGCATAGAAAGGATGAAATGTCAACCATGAAAGCCTACAAAGGGTTTAACAAGGACATGACATGCACTCCGAAAGGCGGAAAGCCGTTCCAGTACAAGGAGGGCGAGACCTATGAGGAGCCGGAAGCATATCTCTGCAAGAGAGGTTTCCACGCGTGCCTTGACCCGCTGGACTGCCTGAACTACTACGACATCTGCAATGGCGTATACCACGAGGTCGAGCTTGACGACGTGTTCGAAGAACATCATCCGGAAGACACGAAGGTTTGCGGCAGGAAGATCAAGATCGGCGCGAAGCTGAGCATCAAAGATATCGTAAAATCGTCTGTCGATTTTACGATGGAACGCGTCAAAAAAGAGGGCGGCACAAATTCGGGTGACTACGCCAATCTCGCCAGCAGCGGTGACTACGCCAATCTCGCCAGCAGCGGTGACAACGCCAATCTCGCCAGCAGCGGTGACTACGCCAATCTCGCCAGCAGCGGTGACTACGCCAAGCTCGCCAGCAGCGGAAACAACAATGTTGTAATGTCGGCGGGCATTGACGGAAAAGTTAAAGCCGCAATTGGAAACTGGATCGCGATTGCCGAATGGCAAATTCGCGGTGGGCATTTCGTCCCTGTCGGCATCGTATCGGCACAGGTGGACGGCGAAAAAGTCAAAGCGGACACTTGGTACAAGTGCGAAAACGGACAGCTCATGGAGGCGGAGGAGGAGTAATTTATGCTTAAAGCGCAGTTTATCGGATTCTTCGCCCGGCTGCTTGAAGGGCTGGGCATGGTGCTTGCGTATGCGCTGGCGGTTGGCGTGGTCGGTGCGGCGCTGCTGCTGGTGTGCTGCATCCTCGCGGAAATGGACAAGGACAAGGAGGGAAAGAAGAATGTGTGATATCTGCCACAGCTTCCCGTGTTTGAGCAGTTGCCCGAACGCCAAACCCGATGTCCCTGTATGTCAGTGCAGCAGATGCAAGACGACGATCTATGAGGGCGACAAAATCGCGGAGATCGGCAGCAAGATTTTGTGCGAGGATTGCGCCGACAGCATCAGCACGACAGAGTGGCTTGAGCTGCTCGGCACCGGATGGACGTTTGCGGAGGCAGTCTGAAAATGAAAGAAATCTACACCGTGTACAAGGACACGCGCAACATGAGCCGTGCAGAATGGCTCGCGGCTCGAAAAGCCGGTATCGGCGGAAGCGATGCAGCCGCGATCATCGGCTTGAACCCGTTCTCATCGCCGCTCACGGTCTGGGCGGATAAGACCAGCACGGACGAGCCGCAGGAAGAGAGCGAGAGCGAAGCGATCTGGCTCGGAAACGTGCTGGAAGACCATGTTGCGAGACGATACGCCGAAGAGAGCGGCCTGAACATCGTCAGATGCAATCAGATGATGCGGAGCATTGAGCATCCCTACATGCTGGCAAATATCGACCGCCGCGTCAAGGGCAAGAGGATCGGCGTTGAGATCAAGACGACATCAGCCTTCACGAAGACCGACTTTGCCGGAGGGGATGTCAACCCGTGGTACTACGCTCAGTGCATGCATTACCTCGCGGTCACGGGTTGGGACGAGTGGAAGCTCGTCGTGCTGGTCATCGGTCGCGGGCTGTATACATACAGCTTCAAGCGCAAGGGAAACGAAGACCAGATCAAGGCACTGATTTCCGCCGAGGAATTTTTCTGGCGCGAGTATGTCGAGCAAGGCAAATGCCCGCCCGTTGACGGAAGCAAGGCGGCGGATGAGATACTAGCCAAGCGTTATCCTGTATCTGACGGCTCGACCATCACGCTTGACTGCGACGACGCAATCAGTCAGTACATGACGCTGACGAGCAAAATCAAAGAGCTTGAGGGAGATAAAGCCCTGTATGAGCAGCGCATCAAGGAGTGCATGGGCGAATCTGAGCGCGGAGAAAGTGCGAACTACATCGTAAGCTGGAAAAACAGCAGCCCGCGAAAGACCATCGACACCAAGCGGCTCACAGAAGAGCACCCCGAAATCGTTGACAGATATATCAAGATTGGCGCACCTACGCGCCGATTCACAGTCAAGGAGGCATAAAAGCATGGAAAGACAGGCAAGAAACACGGCGGGAATTATCACAAACGCAACCGCCAGCCGCGCACCAGTCGCGGCGACTACGACCGCACCCGTCGCAGCGCGAACCGTCAACCAGATTCTGAATGGCATGTTCGATTCCGAGGGCTACAAAAAACGCCTGAACGATCTGCTGGGTGATCGAGCACCGCAATTTATCTCGGCGGTCATCACGCTTTGCAATGCGGATGCAAACCTGACGGCGGCGGTTCGCCAAGCCCCGCAGACGGTCATTCAGGCGGCGCTCAAGGCCGCGAGCTATGATCTTCCGGTTGATAACGCGCTCGGTTTCGCCTACATTGTGCCGTTCAATAACAGCAAAAAGACGGATGACGGAAGCTGGATCAAGATTCCGGAAGCGCAGTTTATCCTCGGTTACAAGGGCATGATTCAGCTCGCGCTCAGAACCGGGGCATACAAGCGGCTGAACGTGATGGACGTGCGCGAGGGGGAGCTGATCTCCTGCGATAGATTGACCGAAGACTTTGAGTTCCGCTGGGAACAGGACGAGACGGAGCGCGAAAAGCTGCCGATCATCGGCTATGTCGGCTATTATCGCCTTGTGAATGGCACGGAGAAGACGGTATATATGAGCATTCAGCAGATCGAGGCGCACGAAGCGAAGAACCGAAAGGGAAAGAATCAGGGCAAAGGATGGCGCGACGACTGGGACGCTATGGCGCGGAAAACCGTCATGCGCCGCTTGCTCGGACGCTGGGGCGTTATGTCCATCGACTACAAGAGCGCATCGCCCGCCGCACTGAAAGCGGCGCATGATATAAGCGCAGGGCTGGTCGATGATGAATCCCCTCTGCCTGATGGCATCGTAGATGTGACAGACACTGGAACGGCGCATGACGCGCCGGAGAACGTGCCCGAAGACAAAGAACAATAAAAACCGCAAGGGCTAACCCCTTGCGCATGGTGCGCAGCTCAGGAGAGCAGCTTCAAGGCGGCAAGCAGCGTCAAGAAGAAGGGACGGGTCGATACCGCAGCGCGCCGAACAGAAGAAGTTTGGGTAAGTCAAGCACGAAGAAGCTGCTTGAAACGGTGAAAGCTCCAACAGAAGGGAGGATAGCGGAGCAAGGGCAAATTACGATCATACTGACGGCTCGGAAAGACGGGCACCGCACATTTCATTTCTGGCGCTTCGGAAAGACGAAGAACGTGTCCTTTAGCATCGACAGATCGGAAAGACGATCAACAAAATTGACAGCCGGAGAGACGGCAGAAAGACAAAACTGTTTTTCACATCTGACGGCGGGAAAGACCGCACACCATTTTTTCTGGCAGCCGGAAAGACGGCAAATAAAAGACGTTTCACAGACGGCCTGCCGTCGGGCTAAAACGGCGGCACTCATGGCAAGCATGGAAGGCATCGCGCGGGTGCAACACCCCCCCTATTCGTCAAGGTTTCTTCCTTTCCTTCCATTCTTATGCAAAATTGACGCGAAGCACCTTGCCCACGCGCCCGGTTCGAATCCGGGGCTTGCCACAATTTTTCAAAAAAGCGAAAGGGGATAATAGATTGAGGCGAGAGCAATTCACGTTTTATCGCAGCTACTACGAGGCGATGAAAGATTTGTCGGTCGAAGAATGCGCAAAGCTGTTGCTGGCAATCGCGGCGTATGCGCTCGATGAAGAAGAGCCGGAGCTTTCCGGAAGCTGCTCGGCGTGTTTTAAGCTGATTCGACCGACGCTTGATTCCGGTCGAAACAAAGCGGCGAATCGTATGAACGCCGAGGAACAAACAGAAATCAAACCGAAATCAAACGGCAACAAAGCGAAATCAAATCAGAACAAACTGGAACAAACCGAAATCAAATCAGAACAAACTGGAACAAACCGGAAGGAGAGAGAGAAAGAGAGTGAGAAAGAGAGTGAGAAAGAGAAAGAGAGAGAGTACGATAGTAGTAGTACCCCCGTACCCCCTCTGACCGACGACGAACTGCGGCGACTGCGGCAGGAACAGCAGGACGTGGAAACAGCAGCAAAGCGCGTCGGGCTGCCCGTCAGCGCGATGAGTGACTACGACACGATGGACAACCTGCGGGCAGAGCATGGAGCGGACAACCTGCTCAAGGCAATCGACAGGATTCAGGGCGCGGCGGAAAAATGCCGGAGCTGGAGGTATGTCGGCGGGATTCTGCGGAAAGAAAAAAACGCCGGGTATACATGGGCAGAGAGAGCTGCTGAGAGCGGCGGAGGAACGGCAGGAGACGCAGAGGTGATAACCCGCAACCCGTTCGCGCTGCAATCGCTTAAATGCAGGGGGAGTGTCACATGACCTTTACCGAGATGAGCGACGTTCTGGCGATCATCGGCGCAGTATACCCGCGCTTCTACGCCAATCTGAGCGAGAACGACGTCAAGGCAATGACCAACGTATGGCTCAGTTTCTTCGCAGACGACGACGCAAGCCTTGTCAGCGACGCGGTCAAGACGTTTATCGCCAACGACACCAAGGGCTTCCCGCCCGTGGTCGGGCAAATCAGGGAAAAGCTGGACGTTATCAATCAAGCCGTACACGGCTTTGAACTGACCCCACAAACCGCTTGGGGGCTGGTCAAGCGCGCCATGAAGGACAGCGCGTATCACAGCGCGGAGCAGTTTGCCGAGCTGCCGGAGGTGGTGCAGGAGGTCGTCGGGTCTCCAAGCCAGCTACACGAGTGGGCAGTCAGCAATGACGACGTGAGCGAGAGTGTAATTGCTAGCAATTTTCAGCGGAGTTTTGCGGCGCGGGCTGCCGTGCACAAGGAGATTCGGATGATGCCGGGCGACGTGCGGGCGCGAATCGACGCGGACAGACAGATGATTGCCGGAGGGCGAGACGCGCCGAAGCTGCAAGCCGCAAGCGACGACATGGACGAGTACGCGAGACAACTGCGGGAGATGACGCCGGAGGAACGGCACAGATACTTTAAGAGCATCGTGGTCAATTTGGACGACGTGGAGGAATAGCGCAGATGATTGCGAGGATGAAGCGGGAATCTGAGCGGAGAAAGGGACGAGTACGTGAAAAAGCAAGTGCCGACTGAATCCGAAGAGCAGCAGACCCTTTTCCGCTGGGCGGCGATGCAGAGCGGGAAATACCCCGAGCTGGCGCTGATGTTCCACATCCCCAACGAGGGAAAGCGAAGCTGGATGACTGGCGGCAGGATGAAGGCCGAAGGGCTGAAAAGCGGAGTGCCTGACATCTTCCTGCCCGTTCCGCGTGGAGAGTTTCACGGACTTTTTGTCGAGATGAAGCGCACGAAGGGCGGGACGGTCAGCGATTGTCAAAAGCTATGGCTGCATGACTTGCAAAAACAAGGCTATTGCGCGGCGGTGTGCCGGGGATGGTGCGAAGCTGCGGAATGTATAAAAAAATACTTGGGAGGATTGAAAAATTGAAGAAGTATGAAATTATTCGAGGACTTGAATCAATTCAAGAAATGTCCGACAAGGAAATTGAATGCAATGCCCAATTTATCAGAGACGTTGCGTCGTCGTGTTATGGATTATTCGGTTCTATGAACAAGGTCGTTGTGGAAAATCAAAAAATGCGAAAAACGATCCTGAATCAGATTGGCAGAATTGCAAACCTTGAAAAAAATCAAAAATACGGAGAAGAAAAGGGGAATGGCCGTGAATAAGGTTTTTCTGATCGGCAACTTGACCCGTGACCCTGAAATGAGATCCACGCAGTCCGGCGTTCCGGTTTGAAACTTTTCGATTGCGGTAAATCGCCGCTTTCGTAACCCGCAGACGGGACAGCAGGAAACGGATTTCCTGAACATCGTCGCGTGGCGTCAGCTTGCCGAACTGTGCAGCAAGTATCTTGCCAAAGGGCGCAAGGTTGCCGTGGCGGGAAGCATCCAGACCCGAACCTACGAGGCGAAGGACGGAAGCAAGAGGACGGCGTGGGATATCGTCGCCGACGAGGTGGAGTTCCTGTCGCCGCAGAATCAGCAGAGCAGCACACAGAGCGCGCCGGGGGCATACACGACGGCGGCGAGCAAAGGCAGCGGGACGGCCTATGCGCCGCAACCGCACAACGATTTTGGCGGATTTACGCAGGTGGATGACGAAGAATTGCCGTTTTGATGGAGGTTCGAGCGTGAATAGCTGTTTATTTTCAAGCGCAACCGTTGAGTGGGCAACGCCGCAGGCTCTTTTTGACGAGCTGGACGCGGAGTTCCATTTCGACCTTGACCCGTGCTGCACACACGAGAACGCGAAATGCGCGGAACACTTCACCAAGGCATAGGACGGACTTTCCCAAAATTGGGGGGGTAAAAGGGTGTTTTGCAATCCGCCCTACGGGCGAGAACTCCCGAAGTGGATCAAGAAAGCGCACGACGAGGCAGAGAAAGGCGCGCTGGTGGTGATGCTCATTCCTGCGAGAACAGACACGCGAGCCTTTCACGACTACATTTATCATCAGGCAGAGATTAGGTTTTTGAAAGGGCGGATCAAGTTTGGCAATGCGAAAGCGTCCGCGCCTTTTCCGTCGATGGTGGTTATTTTTAGAGGAGGCACGAAATGAACAATTTGAACGAATTGCGCAACGAAATCTACGATGACGCGGTGAAACATGGACTGTGGGATGAAATGCATATTTGGAAGCTGATAGCAACAAATGAGGATTTCCGAAAAAGCGGCATAGCTGACATGATTACTTGCGCAAGCGGAGATGAAACCCGAAAGAACGCGATTGTTGCTTTGTTCCTTGCGATGGAACTTCGCGAGCTTATTTTTGCGGTAGACGACGTGAATCATTTTCGCGAGAAGCTGGCTGACGTTATCATCACGTCGCTGTCTGCCGCTGGGTATCTGGGCATCGACATTGACAAAGCGGTGCGGGAGAAGATGGAGATCAACCGAGGGAGAGAGTGGAGGCACGGGAAATGAAATGTAAATGGTACGCCGATTTTGAAGGCGTTTGCACCAATGGCGAGTGCCCGTATCGCGGCGACACATGCCCGACGAGCGAACACATGGAGGCGTGCAAATACTCCGAGAACAAATACGAAGTATCTGAGCTGGTGAAAATCCTGCGATGCTGTTCAAATATCGGTTATATTTGCGAAGAATGTCCCGCAAATCTGGACGAAGAAGATTGCGACGGCAGACTTGCAAAGCTGCAAGCTGCCGACATGCTGGAAAAGCTGTCAAAGGACGTTGTGCCCAAGGATTTTCACGAGCGGTGCTTAGAACTTGAAATTCAAAAGCGCATTGCCGCAGAAACGGAGAAAAAAACGGACGGCTGAAAGTTACCAGCAACTTAAAAAATGCAGCTATTTTTTAAATCATGCCACGGAAAAGACAGATAGTTAAAAGCTGAGCAAGTTAAGGAGAAAGCCATGAGTGACGAATACGGAAATGTTGACCTGAAAGAATACGCGGAAGCGCTATCCGAAGTGATTAACAAGGCGATGGAGGGCGTGAAGCAACCGAAATTCAGCGAGCTGAACGACGACCGAGAGCTGATGGTCTACACGGGCGGCGAGTGCGCGTACACGCTGGGCTGCACGCCGGAGGTGATGGACAAGGACGACCTGCTGGCGGCGATTCAGAACGGCGAGATAGACAGGCACGGAATTGTGGTTTATTTGGCAGAGAAGAACGTCGCACATTTCCGGGAGGACGATATCCGGGACATGGTGGAAAGCATGATGGAATCCGCCGAGCAATACGAGGACTGGGACGAAGACATGATGGCGGATATCCGTGATTCGGCGGAAACGAAAGCGTTTTTGCAATATCTGAATGGCCGCGCCGAAGCTCATGCGACCTATGACGCGGGACTGCGGGTTGAAATGGATTGGGAGGACAAAGACCGTGAATGAAATGCCGGAAAAATCCGTTTTTGAACTACCGAAGATGGTGACGGATAACCCACAGGGCAATTTTGAAACGATGCTGAATCTGATCTATGGGAAAGATGGATGGAGCTACATCCGCTACGGTGAAAAGGACATGCCGATTACGGATTTCTGCATGAAAGAGCTTTGCCCGAAGTTTGGATGCCCTGAATTTGCTGATCAGACCATGACCTCCGAGGAACAGGACGAGTTTCTTTCTGATTGCGTCTTTGACGGTTGCTCTGTCGCGACGGTATACGCGGCGCTCAGCGGATATGGGCATCTACGCGACAGGCTACGGAAGCATGAGGACGCGATGGAGGTTTCGCCGAAGGAGGAAAAGCGATGAAAACGCCTGATGAGATCAAGAAAGCCGTGCGCCTGTGCATTTTGAGTGAGTGCTGCGAGGCTTGCCCATATCACGAGAACGTGAGTTGTAGCATAATGCTGATGCTTGACGTTTTCGCCTGCATTGAGCAGCTTGAGAGCCGCGTAAAAACCGATAAGGAATAATATAGAAAGTAAAAGTCAGGAGGAAAATTATGAAAAAGGTTTGCACTATTATTTTTGTTTTGATTGTCGCAGTTGTTATCGCTTTTTTCTGCGCGGATTCCGCGTCTGCAACGACAATTAAAGAAGGATATGTCGGCATTGTCTTAAATTGGGGTAAGGCTGAAGCTGATGTTTTGACACCCGGCTTCTACGTCATTCCTCCGTGGAAATCGGTAGTCAAAATGGATTGCCGCTGGCAGAAATACGAGGTCGTTTGTTCGGCGTTCAGCAAAGATATTCAGCAGGTTGATATCAAAATGACCTGCAATTACAAACTGTCAGAAGATGGAGCAAGACGTATTTATTCACAGGTTGGCGAGGATTACGGCAGTAAAATCATGGAGCCGTGCATTCTGGATGCTGTCAAAGCTGTATTTTCCAAATACACGGCAGAAGAATTGATTTCTGAACGAGGAATCATTTCTAGCGAAGTTTATGAAACTATTTATTCAAAAATGGAAATCTATGATGTAAAAATCAAAGATGTCGCCATTACGGATATTGATTTTTCTGATGCCTTTACCGATGCGGTGGAAGCTAAACAGGTTGCCACACAGAAGAAACTGCAAACGCAGACCGAACAGGAGCAGCAGACCATCATTGCCGAGGCCGAAGCAGAACGTGAAAAAATTAAGGCACAGGCTGATGCAGAAAAAAAGAAGATCGCGGCTGAGGCCGATGCGGAAGCAGTCAGAATACAGGCTGATGCAGAAAGTTATCGCCTTGAAGTAGAATCGAAGAACATTACGGACAAAGTAATCCAGAAAGAGTACATTAAAAAGTGGAATGGTCAGTTGCCGATTATCAGCGGAGGCAGCGCAACGCCGATTGTGAATATGACCGAATTGTTGAATGGTGAAAAATAACAAGAGGAGATCAATTCATGAATAACGCGCCATGCCGCGACTGCGCGAGCCGCGAGGTCGGTTGTCACGCGTGATGCGAGAGATACAAGGCGTATGCCGACGGCAGAAAACAAGCGCTGAAAAACCGCTACACGGCTTGTATAGAGGGCACAAGCAAAAAGCGCAGTCACGAGCGCTGGCTAAAATTTCAGAGAAAGACACAAAAAGGAGGTTAATAATGCAGTTGACGGAAGCGGACAAGCGAACGCTGCTTGACGCGCGGAAAAAGCGCAAGGCGTACATGAGGACGGAAGAAGCCTATGAGGAAGAGAAAGCTGCCTATCTGACGGCACAAAAGCTCACGGGCATGCCGTCCGGCTCGTCCAGTGGTGCAGGGCTTGAAGCCTATGTCATACGGCGTGACAAGGCTTTTGAGGCGCTGCAAGCCGCAAGCATGGCCTATCTTACGGCAATTTCAGCGGCACTTGAGGTGATCGACAAGATTGTGCTGCAAATCGAAACGCTTGAGAAGGTCAGCCGAGTGCGAGAGTTTTGCAAGGCGTATTTTATCGAGGGACTGTCCGTCACTGAGGCGACGGCACGCCAAGGGCTGGCCGAAAGCACAGGCTGGGCGTACAAGAGGGAGATTATAGGCGACTTGCAGTAGATTTACAGAGTGGTCGGAGCTACACATAGAGTGCGACCGTGTGATAACATTAAAATCAGCGGAGAGCGCAAAGCGCAGGACGCTGGCAAATAATCAGCAGCAAAGCCGCGGCGAACGTCACGGCTTTTGTTTTGGGGTGATTTGCGCTTTACCTCCGGCGCAGATCGGGACGCAACGCAGACAGGGACGCAGAGTGGGAGCGGCGTTGCTTATGCTGATTTAGGAGGATGTGCAGGGAGGCGAAATCATGGAGATCAAGCGCGTCAAGCTGTCGGAAATCCGGCCATACGAGAAGAACCCGCGCAGAAACGATAGCGCGGTTGATGCTGTCGCCGCGTCAATTAAAGAGTTCGGCTGGCAACAGCCCATCGTCGTTGACAAGGACGGAGTTATCATTGCCGGGCATACTCGGTACAAAGCCGCGAAAAAGCTGAAATGCAAGGAAGTCCCTGTTGTATACGCGGACAACCTGACAGACGAGCAGGTCAAGGCGTACAGACTGGCGGACAACAAGACGAGCGAGCTTGCGGAATGGGACGCTGATTTGCTCTCAGAGGAATTGCTTGATCTCCAAGATTTCGATATGGGGCAGTTTGGGTTTGACTTTCCGGATGAACCTGAAATCGAAGAACTTAAATACGGAAAATGTGACGGGAGCAGGTCACTGTTCGACAAGTATGTTATTCCACCTTTCAGCGTCCTTGATGGAAGGTCGGGCGTTTGGCAGGAAAGAAAAAGAAAGTGGCATGAAATCCTCAAAACGGATTCAAGAGCCGGACGTGCTGAGGGTCTTCTCGGCGAAGGCTTAAACCAAATGGCAAAGAACATTGGGAGCAATTTAAACGGAACGAGCGAATTCGACCCCGTATTATGCGAGCTAATGATTCGCTGGTTTTGCCCAAAGGGGGGGCGAATTATTGACCCGTTCGCCGGCGGAAATGTGCGCGGCCTCGTCAGTATGTACCTTGGAAATTATTATACTGGCGTTGATCTGCGACAGGAGCAGATTGACGAAAATAGCAAAGCGCTCGAAAAGCTGATCCGCACAGACCCGTCTGCTTGCCAAATGGAAAACAAACCGACGTGGCATTGTGGAGACAGCATGGATATAAAGGAGATTGTAAATCAAAGCGGATTTGACTTTCTTCTGATGTGCCCACCATACGGAGACCTCGAAAAATATTCTGACGATCCCAAAGATATTTCGAATATGACTTACGAAAATTTTATTTCAACATATTCGGAAATCATTAGCAGAACAGTTTCCTTGCTGAAAAATGATGCTTACTGCGCGGTTGTAATCAGCGACATAAGGGACAAAAAGGGGATATATCGAGGGTTCTATTCGGATACAATCAAAGCTTTCAACGATGCTGGATGTTCTCTTTACAATGACATTGTAAAAATTGATCCTGTTGCAACAGCGGCCTTGCGAGCCGATCTTCAATTCAAAAACGGGAGAAAGGTCGTTAGAACACACCAGAATGTTCTTGTTTTTATCAGAGGCAATAACAAAAATATAAATCTCGAACCTTACGATTTTGTCTTTGATGAAGAAACAGAAGAATAATTAAAAAAACTCCTCGACATTTCCGCCGCCTTGCCTTAAGATACAAGCAAGAAAACAGATGACGGGGAGGGGCATTGCAATGGGTATCGAAGAAGCTCGCGAACAGGCCTACAAAGCCAAATTCCTGTATTCCAACGGTAAAATTCAGAAGACCGAGGCGAAGGCTATGGTTAAGCCGTTTGAAGATGCGTTCAATGAGAAAAGCAAGCAAATGGCTAAGAAATTCGGTGTTAGGGCTAAGATGTTTTCCTTTGCCGCCTTTATGAGGTAACCAACGCCAACGATAAATAGATAAAAAACAGGGCGCAGAAATGACGTCCTGTTTTTACGTTTAATCACTAAAAAGGGGAGTGCGAAGATGTGCCGACGGTGGACTGGGAGCGGATAAGAGCCGAGTATATAGCTGGCGGTGCATCCATACGCAATCTGGCTGACAAGTACGGGATTTCCAAGGACGCGGTCGGACGAAGAGCGAAAGCGGAAAAGTGGAAAGAGACCCGCGACAAAACCGCGACAAAAGTGCGACAAAGGACAAATGAGCGCATTGTCGCGCAGAAAGCGGACGAAGCAGCAAATAACGCTGTTATTGCCGCAAGAATTCGGTCAAAGCTCCTTCTCCGACTAGAGAGCGAGATAGACGCTCTGCCCGGCAGCATCGGAACGGAGAGCGCAAAGGACATCGTCAAGTCTGAGAAGGGTAGTGGAAGACGCGAGGTTGTGTCGAAGCACTGGCGGCTTCGCGATCTGACGGCGGCTTATAAAGATTTGACGGCAGACATGGACTTGGCGGACGTTGACACCGAAGACATTGACGCGACACGCGAAGAGGTATATGGCGATGAAGACACGTAAATATGTGCCTGTTTTCAGCCCAAAGCACCTCTCGTATATCCGCGCCTGTCGAAAAAATATGTACAACATCGCCGAGGGAGCTGTTCGCGCTGGAAAGACGGTTGATAATGTTTTCGCTTTCTGCACTGAGCTTGAAACTTGCCCGGACAAGATACATCTTGCGAGTGCTTCAACATCACCAACGGCAAAGCTGAATATCGGAGACTGTAACGGAATGGGCATTGAAGCCCAGTTCCGTGGGCGCTGCACGTGGGGCAAATATCGAGGGAACGACTGCATCCGCGTCAGGACGAAGACAGGAGAGAAGATTGTAATCTTTGCCGGAGCTGGAAAGGCGGACAGCTTTAAGCGAATCCGAGGAAACAGTTACGGCATGTGGATTGCAACGGAGGTCAATCTTCACCATGAATCTTTCATTCAGGAGGCGTTCAACCGAACCGCTGCGGCAAAACTGAGAAAGTTCTTCTGGGACTTGAACCCAAGCGCACCCAATTCTCCGATATACGAAAAATATATCGACCTGTACCGCATAAAGCAGGAGCGCGGAGAATTGCCGGGCGGATGCAATTACGAACTGTTTCTGATGCGCGACAATGCGACAATATCCGACGAGAGGTTTGCGGAAATTGTCGCGCAGTACGACCCGCAATCCGTATGGTACAAGCGAGACATCGAGGGAAAGCGCGTATCTGCCGAAGGCATGATCTACCCCGGCTATTCCTCAGCACTTGAAACACCGTTCACGCCGCCGCGCTGGCGTGATGTTTTTATTTCCATCGACTACGGCACACAAAACGCCTTCGCTGCCCTGCTATGGGGCAAAAGCGAGGGCGTTTGGCATATTTTTCGGGAATACCGCTACTCAGGACGCGACACGCAGGTGCAAAAGACCGATGAGGACTATGTGCGCGACATGGAACGGTTCGTCAGCGAGAGCCTGCCAGAAGACCAGCAGCGCGGCGTGATGACGATCATTGACCCTTCCGCCGCATCGTTCATCGCGGCACTCAGGCGTTCACGGCTTTCCTTCCGCGTGCGCAAAGCAGACAACGACGTGCTGGACGGCATCCGCGACGTTGCGGTTTGCATGCAGCGCGGCGACGTGCGGATTTTCGACAATCTGCCGGAACTGCGGAAAGAGTTTGACGGCTATGTTTGGGACGACAAGGCGGACGACAAGCCGATTAAGGTAAATGACCACCTGATGGACGCGTTGCGCTACGGAGTGCGCACCATGCGGCTTGTCAAGCCGAAAGAAGAGTATAAAAGCCCATTCTTTGGGCGAGGAGGTGATTAAAGGTGCTGACGTGGCAGGATTTTCCAACGGACGAGAACGAAATTCCGGAGTTCATCGCTCAGATGATTTCTGAACACGACCCCAATGAAGCGGTTGAGACGGCGCGAACTGCTGACCTATACGACCATCAGCGGAACAAGACCATCAACGAATATGTGAAGAAAATCTATTCGTCTGCGGGCGTGGCGGTTCAAAATTATGTTGCTTCAAACAACAAAATCGCATCGAATTTTTTTAGACGGCTGAACACGCAGCGTTGCACCTATTCGCTCGGCAATGGCGTGACGTTTGCAAAGAATACGGATGCAGCCAAAGCAAAGCTGGGCGACACGTTCGACACGGAGATTTATCGTGCCGGATATCTGGCACTGATTCACGGTGTCAGCTTTGTTTTCTTCAATTTTGACCACATCCACGTCTTCCCACTGACTGAGTTCGTGCCGCTGTGGGACGAGAACGACGGCACTTTGCGGGCGGGTCTGCGCTATTGGCGCATTGACAGAGAAAAGCCCACGATTGCGATTCTGTATACCGAGGACGGATACAGGAGATACAAGTCTAAAGGCGGGTATGCAAAATTTGAGAAGGACGGCGAAAAGCGCAGCTACAAGCAGACGATTTCAAAAGCGCCTGCCGACGCTGAGCCGGAAGTCATCGCAGAAGAAAATTATAGCCGCCTGCCGATTGTCCCGCTTTGGGGCAGCCGCTTGCATCAGTCAACGCTTATCGGGTTGCAGCAAAGCATTGACAGCTATGATCTAATCCGGTCTGGCTTTGCAAACGACTTGCAAGACTGTGCACAAATCTACTGGATACTCGAAAACTACGGCGGCATGAAAGAGGAAGAACTCCAACGTTTCCGCGACCAGATACTATTGCAGCACATCGCAGTAGCGGACACAACGGACGGCGGCGCAATCAAGCCGTATACGCAAGACATACCGTATGCCGCGCGGACGGCGTATTTGCAGACCATCAGGCAGGATATCTACGAGGATTTCGGTGGGTTTGACACGAAGGCGATTTCCGCATCAAATCAGACCGCGACGGCAATCAATTCTGCGTTTCAACCGCTGGATGAGAACGCCGACGACTTTGAAAACCAGATTGAAACGTGCATCAGGTCGATTCTGGGTCTGATCGGCATTGATGATGTCCCCGTTTTCAAGCGAAACCGCATCAGCAACCAGCTTGAACAGGTTCAAATGCTGATGCTGGAAGCGCCGTATCTTGACAGACAGACGATCCTTGAGAATCTGCCGAATATCTACATCGACAAGGTGCCGGAGATTATGGCGCGGTTGGACGAGGAAACAGAAGGGCGGTTTGTGCGTGGCGATGAAGAAAATGCTGGTGATGACGAGTGACAGATCAGGCGGTTCGGTGGACTGACAAGCAAATCGAAGAGCTAGAGCGGCGCATCCGCGACGTATACACTGACGCGGCGGCTGATATTCAACGCAAACTTGACAAGTTCATCGCAAAGTTTCGCAGGGACGATAAAAAGTGCCGTGCGCAGCTCGAAGCGGGAGAGATCACGCAAGAGACGTACCGCGATTGGCTGGCGGGGCAAGTGTTCCAAGGCAAACGCTGGCGGCAGATGCTTTCCAATCTGACGGAGACGCTGACACATAGCAATGAGCTTGCTATGCAGATCATCAACGACACGACCCCGGAAGCGTTTGCCTATAATGCCAACTGGTCGAGCTACACGCTCGAAAAGGGCGCACGGATAAACATGGGCTTTGAACTGTACGACGCATCGACCGTGAAGCAGCTTATCCGCGATCAGCCCGACCTTCTGCCGCCGTCAAAGGTGGATATACCAGCAGACAAGCGCTGGAATCATACGCAGATCACGCAGCAGATCACGCAGGGCATCATCCAAGGCGAACCACTTGAGACGGTCGTGAAGCGATTGCAGCGCGTGACGACGGCAAACGAGGTCAGCGCAAGGCGGCACGCGAGAACAGCGATGACCTACGCACAGAACGCAGGACGCATTGAAAGCTATCATCAGGCGGCGAAGCTGGGTATCAAGCTGCAAAAGGAGTGGCGGGCGACGCTGGACAACCACACGCGCCATTCTCACGCTATGCTTGACGGGCAGCGGGTGGACGTAGACAAGCCGTTTCAGAGCGAGCTTGGCGAGATCATGTGTCCGGGCGACCCGAACGCAAGACCCGCGAACGTGTACAACTGCCGGTGTGCGCTCGTGTCGTACAATCCCAAGTACCCGCCGAGAAATGAGACGCGGCTCGACAACATCACCCGAGACACAATACCGTTTAAGACTTATGCGGAATGGGCGGGATGGAAGGAGACGCACAATGGCGGGAAACCTGATCGACAACAGCGCGGCGGTTCTGGCAGAGCTGGAACGCGCAAAGGCGCGTGCACTTGAAACCATCGGTCAGCAGGCTGAGCGATACGCGAAAGACAAGTGCCCCGTTGGAACGGTTGAAAGCACGGGAAAGAAAGGGTACATCGGTGGAACTTTAAGAAACAGCATCACGCACAGGGTTGACGATGACGCGGTAAGCGTGGGGAGCAACGTCGAATATGCCCCATATGTCGAGCTGGGCACTGGACCGTATTTCGAAGCACCGCCTGAATGGGAGCAGTTCACGACGACGCGAGGAAACGGCGTTGGTAAATCCTACGTCAGACCCAGACCGTATATCAGACCCGCGATTGAAGATCACCGCGAAGAGTACAAGGAAATCATGCGAGACGAGCTGTCAGGAGGTTAAAATGGGGCTTATCAAGTGGTTCAGACGCGAGAAAATCCGCCGGGGAGCGCGAAAAGAGATCAAACATGCGCGAGAATCCGCGCCCGCTACAAGGCAAGGTCAACGCGCGCTGGCGCGGAAGATTGAGAAAATCAGGGCAAAGGCAAACAAGGAAATTGACAAGCACCGCTGAGAGCAGCGGTTTTTCTTTTGGCAAAAACGGCAAAGTACCGCCGTTTGCATATAAAGCGAAGGGCGAAGAACAGCCCCCGAAGTAAAGGAGCGTAAACATGGCATTTACCAGAAAATTTCTCAAGGCGCTTGGTCTGACCGAGGAACAGGTTGACAGCGTGGTTGAGGCGCACACGGAAACCGTTGACGGGCTGAAAAGCCAGATGGCGGACTACAAAGCCGACGCCGAGAAGCTGAAAGACGTTCAGAAGGAGTTGGACGGCCTGAAAGCCAAGGGCGGCGGCGAGGACTACAAAAGCAAGTATGACAGCGAGCACGCGGCTTTTGAGAAGTACAAGCAAGACCAGAGCGCCAAGGAATCGGCGGCACTGACCGAGCGGCTGTACCGGGAGCAGCTTACCGCGCTGGGCATCACTGGAAAGCGAGCTGACAGCATTGTACGCCTGACTGATCTTTCCACCGTGAAGGTCAAGGACGGCAAGCTGGAAGACGCGGAAGGCGTGAAGAAGGGCATCCAGACCGACTATGCGGATTTCATCCCGAACACCAATACGCACGGCGCGAATGTGGATAATCCGCCCGACAACAATGGCGGCGGCGGGGCATCCAGCCGTGCGGCACAGGTTGCCAAGGATTATTACGCCGCGATTTATGGCGCGGCAGAAGGAGCGAAAAAATGAGCTTTATCAAAGCTGAAAACGGCACGGTTTACGCGCCTGGTTATTTTCTGGTTCATCCAGAAGACGTAACGCGGGAGACTTGCACGGTCAAGGCAGACCACGAGAACGTCAAAACCGCCACAAACGGCGGCAAGTATGTTCCAGCGGGGTCTGTCATCCCGGCGAATGACACAACGGCGGTCGGCATCCTGTATGAGGATGTGGACGTGTCCAGCGGCGACATGCCGGGGTCTGTCGTTACGCGCGGAGCTGTCTATGAGGACAAGATTTCTCCGGCGGTTGATACGGCTGCAAAGGCGGCGCTGAAAGGCATCACCTTTGTTGCTACTACCCCGGCGATCACGCGCCCGTACTGAAAGAGGTGAAGAAAAATGGCTGAAATGTTTGAAAACAACATCCTGGGTTTTATCCCGCAGAAAGATTGGCTGAACATCCCGTTCCAGGTTGCCCGCCCGAACGACCCGATTGACGGTCTGTTCGGCGACACGCGAACCGCGAATCTGGTAGCCTACTGGCAGAGCATCGCGGCGCAGTATCAGATCCCCGTCATGGCGCAGTTCCACGGCTTTGATACCGAAGCACGAACGACCTTCCGCGTTCCGGTCGATACGCACAACATCGAAAAGGGTCTGATTAAAGTCAAAATCAATCAGTCCGAGCGCATGCGCGCTCTTCTGCGAAGCGGCGTGCAGCAGAATGACATGTACGATTATGTCATCCGAGATGGCATTAACCTGTCGGAGCAGGTCGTGACGCGCACGAAGGTTGCCAAGAACGAGCTGCTGGCAACGGGCAAGGTAACGATCAAGGAGAATAACCTCAACCTGACCGTTGATTACGGCGTGCCGTCCGGGCAGACCTCCAAGACGCTTGATCTGTCCGAGAGTGCTAACGTGCCGAAGCTGCTGCAAGCGCTGATCGATGAGGCAACCGACAACGGCGTGACGCTGACTGGCATTTACACCAGCAAGGCGAACATCACCAAAATGCGCAGCAATGCGGCGATTCAGAAGGCTGTGAACGGCAACGTTGGCGCTGGCGCTCTTGTCCGCGCGGATGCTTTCAACGCCTATCTCAATGAGGAGTTTGGCATTCAGCGCGTTATCGCAAACGATTTGACCTATGCGGTCGAAAATGGCGTCGGCACGAATGGTCGTCCGAACAGAACGACGAAGCGCTACTACCCGAAAGATAAGATCACACTCTTCGCGGCGAATCCTGCTGGTCGTCTGGGCGAGGGTCTGTGGGGCGACCCGCCGGAGACTGACGCGGGTGCGTTTATGCAGGTCGGAGTGAGCGGCGCAAGCCCGTATGTCTACGTTTCGCAGTGGATGGAGAAAGATCCGGCTGTTCTGTGGACAAAGGCAAGCGCGCTCTTTATGCCGATGCTTTACAATCCGAACAGCCTGTATATTGCGTCTGTGACGGGGGAATAACCGCGCTGTCTGGAACGCCTACGCCCCAAAGCGTCAATCTCGACGGTATGACAAAGGCTGAATTGCTTGCGTATGCCGCCGAGAATGGCATTGAGGGTGTCAGCAGCGCTATGTTAAAGGCGGACATTATCGCGGCAATCAGAGCCGCAGAGAAGGAGTAACGGCAAATGCTGGAAACGGTTTTGACGCATCTGCACAACTGGTTTCCTGTCAAAGGCGGCAAGCACAAAGGAACGTTTTCAATCGTTTCCGGTATGCCTGACGTTGACTTTTTGACGAATGGTCAGTATTTCCGCGTCAAAGGCAGCGTGTTTTCCGACGGGCTGCACGTCTACCAGAGCGGCGAGACGCTGGCAGATGAAACCTTCGAGGGCGAAATCTGGGCGCTGGCAATCCCGAAAAGCGTCAAAGAGCTTTCGGAAGAAATCGCCGCGTACACGGAAAAGAACCCGGTGACCGACAAGGTTTCTGAGAGCTTCGGCGGTTACAGTTACTCCCGCGCATCCGGCACGACTGGTGCGCCGACGGGCTGGCAGGGGGCTTTCGCCTCCCGCCTTGCCCCTTATCGGAGGATAAGTGATGATTAACGCAGAGCTAATCGAGATGTTTTCGCAGCCGTGCGTGATCCTAAAGAAAAAGCGCGTCCCTGATGGGTATGGCGGCTTTGAAACAAGCTGGTCGGACGGTGACAAGTTCGACGCGGCGATTGTCAAAGATCAGAGCTTGCAAGCACGTGTCGCCGAGAAGCAGGGCGTTTCCAGCGTCTACACCATCACAACGGCGCGAGGCGTTGCGCTTGAGTATCACGAGGTTTTCCGCCGCGTTTCTGATGGGGCAATCTTCCGCGTGACGAGTGACTACACCGACAGCAGACCGCCTGACGTGGCGACGTTCGACTTTGAGCGAGTGACGGCTGAGAGGTGGGAACTTCCAACGTGAACGAGACGACAAAGGCACTATATAGCTTTTATTCCGGGTTCGGCATTGACGCATACCCGGAAAGCAACGTGCCGGAGGACGCGAAACTCCCATACATCACCTACACCGTCATTGAGCCGGACTGGCGAAACGCTGCAAGCCATCAGGCGCGGGTGTGGTATCGGTCAGAAGGCTATAAGAAAATAAACGCCAAGGTTGACGAGATCACAAGGGCGGTTGGCGAGCTGCTCATGCTTCCGACGGCGAACGGCTATGTCGCCATTCGCCCCGCTGACCCGTTGGTGCAGTATCAGCCCATCGCAAACCCGGAGATCAAAGTCGCGTATCTCAATTTTCAAATCAATTCGTATCAATCGAGGTGATATAAATGGGCAAACCTGTTACGGCTGTCAGACCGCAGACGTTCGAGCGGTTGCAGCTCAACGCGGGCGCTTTTCTCAAAAATTTTGACCTGAGCACCTACACCGAATACAGCGCGCTCGAAGAAGCCCTTTTTGGCGCCATTAAGGACGGCACAAAGGCGCTGGGCGCGACGCGAGGCGGAGGCACATTTACCGCAACGCCAACCATGCGCAGCATCGAGGCGGACGGAAAGCGGTATGAGTTCAAAGGCAGTACGGTCATTGATACTTGGGATATCAAGCTGACCGCGACGCTTATGGAGATCACGCCGGATAACTTCGTGCTTGCACTCGGCACGGCTGAGAAGAACGAGGACAAATCTTTCACGACTGGCAAAAAGACCACGATCAAACTGCGAACCAACATCGAGGACGGCGACTATATTCAGAACCTCGTCTGGTTTGGCAACACGTCCAAGGGGCTTGTCGCCATCGCGCTTGACAATGCGCTGAACAACACGGGTGTGACGTTGACTTTCAGCGACAAAGGAGAGGGTACGCTCCCGGTCGAGTTTCACGCATACCAGGACACCGTGGAGAACAACGAGTACGCGCCTTGCGCGATCTACTTCTTCGACGAAGCGGCGCAGTAACAACACGCCGGGGGCTTTGCCTTCGGCGCTTTTCTTTTTTGAGGTGAGAAGATGAAACTTTCGAAGATGAACGGCGAAGAGCTGTCTATCTGCCTTTGCAAAATCGCAGAACCGATTGAACGGATCGGCTTTGACAAGAAGACGACGGAGACCTTTCAGAAAATCGCCGATTTGAGCAAAAGCGGCATGAACAACATCCAGCAGACCTCTATGATGATCGGAAAATTCGTCCCGCTGTTGCTGGGCGATCATCGGGAGGACACGTTCGCCATTCTGGCGGCGATCAACGGCAAAACCGTTGAGGAAATCCGCAGTCAGAATGGCATGCAGACCATCAAGGAACTAAAAAACGCGCTCGCAGACCCCGACCTGATGGATTTTTTTACATCGTCCGTGCGTACGGTCGAAAAGCTGTAACGGCGGCGATTTACAGGCACGGAGCACCGCCGACAATCGCGGCACTCTCCGACCTTTTGGCGGATGACCGTCAAAAATGGCTGGGAGATGTGTACAGCGCGAAGATACTTTCCGCCATCTGTCAGGCGATGGGGAACGAACCCGTGAGCTATGAGGAGTTTGTCGGGCTGGTGGAGCAGGACAACCGAACAGGGCAGGAGATCATTGACGATCTGATCGCCGAGCACGAAAGAAGGAAAAAAGCAAGAGGGGAGGGGTAAAGCATGGATTTGTTTACGCTTGTAGCCAAGATCGGGCTGGATTCAAAGGAATACGAGCAGGGTATCAAGGGCGCAAAGCAAGGCTTTGAAAAACTTGATACGTGGATGGTTGCAAAGGCGCAGTTGATTGCGGACGGCGTAAAGCGCGCATTTTCGACGATTGCGGACTTTGCCAAGGATGCAGTCACAGCCGCAGCCGACGTGGCAGCAGAAAAGGCGCAATTTGCGGCGACGTTTGAAGGTATCGAGGAAGCCGCGAACGGCGTTCTCGCCAGCGTCAGCAATGATACGGGCATTCTTGCAACGCGCTTGCAGCAGGTCGGCACTAAAGCGTTCAGCCAGTTCAAGGGTGCAGGCATTGACGCGGCGGGGGCGCTCTCGATGATGGATGAGTATACCCGCATCGCGGCTGACGCGGCGGCGTACTACGACATCAGCCTTGAGGACGCAGACGTGCGCTTGCGCTCTTTCCTGCGCGGCAACACTGAGGCGGGCGAAGCGATTGGCCTTTTCACGTCAGAAAGCCAGCGAAACTCTAAAGCCGTCGAGCTGTACGGCAAGAAATGGACGAATCTGACCGAAGCGCAGAAACAAAACCTCATGCTCAACGTTGCGCAAGAAATCTATGACCAGAGCGGCGCAACCGGGCAAGCAGCGCGTGAAATGGACGGCTGGGTGAACGTCGTCGGAAACTTGCAGCGCGTCTGGAAAGATGTTCTGGCCGTTGTGGGTGCTCCATTTTACGAATCGCTAACGCCAGTTGTAAAAAAGCTGAGCGAGTTTCTGTCTGACGAAACCGTACAGATGCGTCTTGGCATGCTTGCGTCAAGCCTCGGCGATATGGCCGGATATGTCTTTGACGGCGTTATTGATCTGCTAGACGAGATTCTGGCGTGGAGCAGCGGCGAAGAAAAGCCGAGTGACACCGCGCAGGCGCTCTTTGATATTGCCAGCTCGTTTGGCAACATTGCAGGCATGATCTTCACGGGCGTTGTGGACTTCTTGGAGCTGCTTTTTAATGGCTTTGACAAGGAGACAGCCGAAAACGTAGAGGAATTTCTTAAGGATTTCAGCGCCTTTGTTGACGATCCTCTTTTCCAAACGGCGGCGGTTGTTCTTGGCGGCATTGTTACCGCGTGGATTTCCATGAAATCGCCTCTTGTCCTTGTTGGCTTGACGATTGGAGCGATTGTCACTCACTGGAAAGATATCAAAGAATGGGCCGGAAAAGCACTGGAAGCGGTAAAGGACTTCTTCGGGACGGAGGTTGCCGACGCGCTGACAAATATCGTGTCCGGGATTGCCGGATGGTTTGAATCCATTCAAACCATGGCAAGCAAGGCGCTGACGGCAGTTGACGATTTCTTCAAGACGAAGTTTGACGTTAGCCTTACGGATGTCGTCCAGAGCGTGGCTGACGCTTTTAAATCTGTTTATGACTGGGCGCACGATGCGCTGAATAACGCAGCCAATTTCTTTAACGCTACCTTCTCTGACCCGATCAGCGGAATCCTTGAGAGTATTTCGGGATGGTTTGACAGCGTGATTTCCAAGGCTGGAACGGCCATTGAAAAGGTTCAGACCTTTTTGGGGCTGGACACTGAAAAGAGAGACAGCAACCCTAATAATCCATACGGGAATAACTGGCACAATACGGGAACTCCGCGCAAGGCAACCGGCCTTAACTATGTGCCATATAATGACTTCCCGGCAATCCTACATGCAGGAGAAGCCGTTCTGAACCGCGCGGATGCGACGGCCTACCGCGCCGGAAACGTCGGCGGTATCAGCGCGGAAAGCATCAGCCAAGCCGTCGCCGTCGCTGTACGCGAAGCGCTTGACGGTGTGGGCGTGTACATGGGCGCGGATAGAGTGGGCGATCTTGTGACGCAGCGCGTGAGCCGCAACATTGCCAAGGGCGCAAGAACTATGAGGTATGCAAACGTATGATGACGAGATACGCATGCCGACTGAACGGCATTGATTTGTCGAGCATCGACCCAGCAATTTATGCGCTTGACGTGAGCACCGTTTCGCCCGTGCGCGATCTTGTGACGACACCTCTTGCAGGGCGAAGCGGGCAGAGAATTACGAAGCGCACGACAAACAGCCTGAGCGTCGAGGTGAAATTTGAAATCCACGAGCAGAACACCGTGCGCCGCGCCCTCATCGCGGAGAAAGTGACGGAGTGGGCAATTCTCGGCGGCATTCTGACGACGAATGACCGACCCGAAAGGCGGCTGCACGTCATTTGCGAGACCCTGCCGAACTTCTCCGCTCTGCGCTGGACAAACAGCCTGACGGCGACGTTCACGGCTTTTGAGATTCCCTTCTGGGAGAGCGAATACCCGCGAAACGCGACGGTTGACGGGAACGGCGAAGCTCAAATGATTGCGCCGGGCTTTGCGGATGATTCCCGCGTTTGGGCGAGCGTGACCAACGCCGGAACGGGCGCGATCACGAGCGTAGACCTGACAGCCGGACAAACCGCGCTGCACTTCTCTGGGCTTGCGCTCCCTTCCGGCTCGACGCTGGAAGTCGGCACAGACGATCACGGCGTTTTTTATGCGCGAATCGGGAACAAAAGCGTGCTGAGCAAGCGAACGGCAGAATCGAGCGACGAGCTGCGGCTTGAAGCCGGGAAGTTTGGCAAGCTGTCCGTCTCCACGGACGGAAAAGCAAAAACGAGATTCGGCGTTAGGGGGTATTACACATGAGCGCAAGGCTTCCGCGTCTGCTTGACGCGCGGCTCCGCGAGGTGTGCCGCCTCCATCCCGTTACGCTGTCCATCAACGAGCGGCTTGTACCGCCGCATGATGCTTCCATGACGCTTCCTCCGGGCGAGGGAGCGCCTTTCCATGCATGGGTGGAGCTTTATACCATCGACGGCAGCGCGGGCTTCTACCGCGTGTCTGGCGCGTCTGAGTGCTATGTCATCACAGGAGACGTTGACCTAGAGCACAGCGCGGCGATTCTCGGCGACGCGATTATTCCCGGCGAAGGGACGTATAGCGGAACATGCGCCGAAGTGCTGACGGCGATGCTGGCAAACCAGACGACGCTCATAAACGGTCGAAAGCCTTGGGTTCTCGGCACTTGTGCGAAAAGTGCAAGCATCGAATATGCGTATGACTGCAACAACATCCTGTCTGCAATGACGGAAGTGGTCGGCGACGAGAAAGACGGCTACGCGCTCGAATTTGATGACACGCACGGCTTCCCTTGGCGGGTGAACGTCGTATCGGTCGAGACCTCCGCGAGCTGTGAGGGGCGGCTGAGCCGAAACCTCGAAAGCGTCAGTGTCTCGATATCCGATGACGAGTTCTGCACGCGGATTTATTGCAAAAGCCTCCCGGAGCCGCACTATATCGACAGCTCGACCGTCGGCGTGTGGGGAATCATCACGAAGACGATCACCGCCGGAGAGGGCGTGACCGCTGAAAGCCTGAAAAGCTACATCGTGCGATACCTCGAAGACCACAAAAACCCGCGAATCAGCATTGAGATCAATGGTGTTGATTTGGCGACCGCGACAGGGGAAAGCCTTGATTCCTTCCAAATCGGGCGGCTTTTCCGGCTTGCACTCCCCGATTACGGCGTGAAAATGGAAGAGCGAATCCTTGTGCGCAGCATCACCGACGTTTATGGCGACCCGCGCGGCGTAAGGCTGACGCTAGCAAGCAACATCCGCGACACGGCGGAAGACCTCGTGCGGATGGACAACACCGTTACAGGCGGCTCGTCGAAGAACAGCACAAAAAAATATATCGGCGGCGGCAAAGGCACCAGCCTGTCGAAAACGTCCGTGCTCGATATGCTTAAAAAGACCGATTCCTTTACCAGCGCAACGGAGGCATGGGTTAAAGAGGCTGGCGTGAAGATTGAGGCGAATCACGCCGATCTGTACGCGACCAAGCAAGCGATCACGGGAAATTGGGCGGGAGACGTTGAGACAATCAACGCCTTGATTACCGCATCGAGCGACAACGGCGGACTTGTATCAATGATTGTCGGTCGGCACAACAAGATTGAGGACGTGAACGCCGCAATCTCTGCAACCGCCGCCGGGGGCGGCCTAATCAACATGAAAGCCGATGCAAAGACGGTTACGGACATGGGAGAACGTCTATCGTCGGCGGAGATCACGCTGAACGGCGCGGACGGGCAGATCGGCCTTGTGGGGCGCGTCGAAACAGCAGAAGGGGATATCAAGTCCGCGGAAGTCAAGATTGACGGCCTGAACAGCGAAATTGAGCTGAAAGCGGATTCATCCGTAACGGACGCGCTTGGCAAGAGAGTTAGCAGCGCAGAGGTCAAGATTGACGGCTTGAACAGCACAATCAGTCTAAAAGCCGACGCGACTGTGACGGACGCGCTCGGCGAAAGAGTTAGCAGCGCGGAAGTCAGAATCGACGGCCTGAACAGCGAAATCGAGCTGAAAGCGGACAAGATCACGCTGGATGGATATGTCACGGCCAACCAAATGAAGACGGAATTTTCCAACTTTGAAAGCGGCATATCTGACAATCTATATGTGCGGGCCTTAAGCGCATCAAATTTTGAGTGCAGCCACTTGACAGTCAACGGGAGCGGGTTGTCCTTGGTACAAAAGACCGTTGTGACAGGCGTGAGCCGAACGAAGCGATATGCAAAAGCCCCGTCCGGCACGTCGAGCATTGAATTTTATGAGTGTTCCGGCGTGAGCACAGAGAAAATGTACTATGTATCTTGGGAGTGATGAAAACGACCGTGGAAGACATCATTTTTCAGCTTGGCAACGTCGGATTGCTGCTTGAATCGGTGGAAACCAAGGGCGAGAAGAATCTGAACAATCTACTCGCCGCAATTCAGATCACGCGAAAAACCATCAAAGAACTGAAGGAGGCGGTTGACCATGAAAATTGAAACGAGCAAGGGAAAAACCTTTAATATTGAATTTATCTGTTCTCCGCTCAGAGACGGAAGCAAAGCAATCATCGAAATGGAGGATGAGCGCCCCCTGGCTGAAATTGCCGCCGACTTTGACGGCCTTGAAAGCATTAAAAAGACGGTTTCTGGCAGGAATGACAAAGCCGTCTATGAGATGTATGAAGGATTTTCTCGGCTTGTTGGCATCCAGCGGGATATGGCATCGGGAAGCGTGCGCCTGACACTGGCAAAGGAGTGATGGCCTTTGAATCTCGGCGTATTCAAGCGCAAAATTGACGTAGACGCTGATATCCAGATGACCCCGCTAAAGTCGCTGTATGCGTCAGGCGACAAGGACGCGCATGTCTTCGAGCTTTCCCTCTATCGAGGCGGACAAGAAATAGCCTTGAGCGGTGCAAGCGCTCAGGGCTATTTTATCCGTGCGGACGGGTACACCGTGCCCATCACGGGAGCGATCAGCGGCAATGTCGTGACCCTCACACTTTCGGAGGTCTGCTATTACATCGTCGGAAACTTTAACCTCATCATTAAGGTGTCCACCGCCGAAAGCCGCAAGTCTGTATTTTGGGGAAACGGCTATGTCGTGCGCAGCATGACGGATGCTATTGTTGACGAGGAAAACGTTATCCCGTCTCTCGACGAGCTGCTTGCCCAAATCGCAGCGACAGAAGCGGCGGCAAAGGCTGCAAACACAGCTGCAACCAATGCAAACAGCGCGACCGAGGCCGCGCAAGCAGCGACAACCAACGCGAACAAAGCGACCAAGGCCGCGAACGCGGCGGCGACCAACGCGAACACGGCAACTAAGGCTACTCAGACAGCGACCACGAATGCAAATACCGCTGCTGGGAAAATCGACAACATGACTGTGCAGGTATCCGGCCTTGAAGCGGGTGCTGCGCCGACGGCAGACTTGTCGCTTGTGGACGGCCATTATAATCTGTCTTTTGCTATCCCAAAGGGAGACAAGGGCGCAACGGGCGCAACCCCGAAAATTACGGTCAAAGTCGTTACTGGCGAGGCGGGCACACAAGCAAGCGTCACCCAAAGTGGCACAGCAGAGAACCCAGTTATTACGCTGACGATCCCGCGCGGCGACACGGGCAGCCTTGGGAACCTGACGATTAACGGGAAAGCACCAGACGGCGCGGGAAAGGTGACGCTGACGGCTGCGGATGTGGGCGCATTGGATAAGGATGTGCATATGTACAACCTGCTGGACAACAGCGATTTTGTTCACCCGATTGCGCAGGCGGGCGTGAACGGGGCGCACGGCGCGACCGGGTATGCTGTGGATCGCTGGATACGGACGAGCGGCGCGACGGTTTCACAGGCGGCGGACGGGCTGAAAATCGTGTCGGACAAGACGAGCTGGACGGCGGGTATTATGCAGCGGATCGAGGTGAAACGGTTTGCCGACGTGATGACGTTTGCGGTGCGCGGCGTTTTCCCGGTGGCATGTCGTCTGTTTGTCTTCATTGACAGTGGCACGGTGAATTTTGCGGAAGCGTATTTTCAGGGCGACACGGCGGAGCGCACGCTGGTGGCTAAACTGACAAAACCGGATGGCCTAACCGGGGACGAAGTGGTGAACGTGCTCATTTCGCCGGACACACAAAGCACCGGAACGGCGGCGGTCGTCCGTTGGGCGGCGCTCTACGAGGGCGAATACACGGCGGAAACCCTGCCGCCGTATGTGCCGAAGGGATACGCGGCGGAACTGGCCGAATGTTTGCGATATTATCGGAGGATCAAGGCCGACAATGAAACGTTCGCCGGGTACGCCTCAAATGGAGTAGCTTATGCGTTTATCCCCTTACAGACTATGCGGATTTCACCAACCGTAACGGCCGGCGGGAAGTTTTACTACACGCTGGGCAGCGCGCAGGGAACGACGACCGAGACGGCTACGGCGCATAACGCAAACGCAAACCGCGTCGCCGTCAAGTGCGCGGTATCTGTAACGGGCATCTGCACGGGCCTTATTGAGCCGCTGGGAGATATTGACATTTCTGCCGACCTGTAAAGGAGGGATGACATTGGACACAGAGAGCTGCAAGGTGCTGGTGCAGACCGACGACGCGGGGCGCGTGACGGCGATCAACAGCGACGCGTTTGTGAGCGGCGACGGCTGGACAGCTATCGATGAGGGCGAGGGCGACCGATACAGGCACGCGCAGAACAACTATCTGCTCAAGCCGCTCACGGATGAGCGCGGCGTGTACCGCTACAAGCTCGTGGACGGGCTGGTTGCGCAGCGGACACAGGCCGAGATGGACGCGGACTTTGACGCGCGGCCTGCGCCCGAACCGACAGCGGAAGAGAAGGAGCGCACGCTCCTCAAAGCGCAGATTCAGGCGCTCAGCGACCGAAACGATTTTTTGGAAGACTGCATGGCCGAGATGGCGGGAATTGTGTATGCGTGATCTGGTCATCTGGACGATGCTGAAAATCATGGGGAAAGGGGGTGAAACGATGATGGCGATGTTTTTTGCGCAGCGCGTAATCCTTGGCAAGACCGAGTTTAAGGATGTCCCGGCCAAGCTCAAGGCGAAGGTCAAAGAGTTGCTGGTCGACGCGGGTCTGCCGGAGCTGGCGGAAGAGTAAAAAAGTTTGGCTTGATTTTAATAACGGGATGAAAACATCCCGTTAATTAAATCAAGCGAATGTTATTTGTTGAACTTGAGTTAAACGAGGGAGAGAACGCGATGCGTGATATCATTCTAGCGTTTGACCGTTTCGGCGATCAAGCGTTGCTGCTTGGCCGTGTCGGCGAAAATCGCGCGACGCGGGTGCTGGTCGACCTGAAAAGCATATTGAGCCAGTATCCGGATGCTATTGCGTCGATCACGGTTAAGCCGCCTGGCCGAGCGGAGTATCCGGCGACGGTGAAACAAGAGGGCGGTATCCTGACGTGGGAGATCACGCGCGCGGATGTCTGCGGTAAAGCCGGAAACGGGCTAGCCCAAATCACAATCCGAGGCGCGGATGGCACGGTCATCAAGACTGCGATTGCCTGTACGCGCATCGACGAGTCTCTCATCAACGAAACCGACCCAGCACCTGATCCGGTTACAACATGGATTGACAAAGCGACTGGCATGCTGGCCGACGTTGAACGAGCGGGAAACGCTGCGCAGGAAGTCGCAGACGAAGTACAGCGGCGGTTGGATAATGGCGACTTTGTAGGGCCGCAAGGTCCGCAGGGAGACAGGGGTGAAACAGGCCCGATTGGTCCGCAAGGACCCAAGGGCGAAAAAGGGGACAAGGGAGACAGGGGCGAGAAGGGAGACACCGGCCCGCAGGGTGAAACAGGCGCAAAGGGAGACGCGTTTACCTTTGACGATTTCACGCCCGAACAGCTTGAAAGCCTGCGAGGCCCCAAGGGTGACACGGGTGCAACCGGGGCACAGGGCGCAAAGGGAGATAAAGGGGATAAGGGCGACACGGGCGCAAAAGGCGAACCGGGCAAGGATGCTGTCATCGACTCGACGCTGACCCAGGAGGGCGAGGCGGCGGACGCAGCCGCAACGGGAAAGCGGCTGGCGGAAATTGAGAAGGCTGTTGCTGAGAAGGCCGACAAAGCGCGCCAGAATATCCTGATCGGAAGCGGAACTGGCAATCCTGTATCTGTCTCTGATGCTTTTTCCGCGCCGCTGTGCGGGCTGACCGTGTACGGCAAGAGTACGCAGGATGGCACACCCAGCCCGGATAACCCGGTGCCGATTGTGAGCGCGGGAGATGGTGGTAGCGTGGCGGCGAAGGTGACGGGAAAGAATCTGCTGAATATTCCTGACGGGTCAGGGACCGCTAGAGGTGTAACGGTTACTGCAAAAGATGGGTTAATATCAATTTCGGGAACGGCGACTAGTTCTGGCTACGCCAAGTTAGACATCCCACCATTTATTGCATCCGGTGTGGTGATTTTATCATCTAGCATCACATCTCCAAAAGTGAAAATTGTATCAGAAACATGGGAAGTTATTCTTTCTTTAGGTGCTGCCGATAAAATGTCTGATAGGGTAACCAAAATAGTTTTTATGGTCACTGAAGGACAAACATACAATCTCACTGGTGTAAAAGTTCAGGTTGAGCTTGGCACAACCGCCACCGCCTACTCCCCCTACCGTGAACAGCTCTTCGCCCTGCCCACACCCAACGGCTTACCCGGCATCCCTGTCACTTCTGGCGGCAACTACACTGACCCTGCGGGTCAGCAATGGATTTGCGATGAGGTGGACTTTGGCAAGAGTGTAAAGGTGCAGAGGATTGATAAGGGTGCTTTTGATGCCACCAAAACACTTGCCGAACAAAATGCAACTCTCGCCACGCCCATCGAAACCCCGCTCACCTCTGACGAACTCGCCGCCTACAAAGCGCTGACTACCTACGCGCCCAACACCGTGGTGCAAGCGAGCGACGGAGCAGGCATCAAGCTGGACTACCAACGGGATGTGAATCTTGTCGTAAAAAATCTTGAGGACGCTATCGCGTCCATGACTACCACTTAAAGGAGATATACATTATGGCTATCAAAAGTAAAGCACGGCACGACCTGACCTTGCGCTCCATCAAGCGGGAAATCGCCGCAGGACGCGATGTGGCATACTGGTTGGACAAGGCGTACACTCATCTGGACAGTGGCCTGCTGACGGAGGACGACATCGCAGAAGTGGAGACTCTGGCACAGGCGTACTACGACGCTCTGGACGCTGAAGACAGCAAAACAGACGAGCCTACCGAGGATGCCGAAACAGTTAGTTAAAGGAAGCTTTAGCTGACCAACAAACAGAAAGGACAACAAGCCATGAGACTTTCAAACGGTGAAGTCCGACTGAAAGACCTACCGGCAGGCCCTACGCGGTGGAGTGGCCTGTGCCGCCTGCTGGTGATGAATAATGATGAGGTGATACCTTGACAGGAATTTTTAAAGGACGATTTCGAGTGCGGTACAACTACGCCCGGTACGGATACACCCGGGGCGGCGGCAAGACGTGGCACGGCGGCATTGATCTGGAAGCGCTGGACGATGAGACCATTTACATGCCCACCTACAAGGGCAAGAGCATTTCCGGCACGGTGACCCGGGCGCGGATTGTGACCGACAAAAGCAATGCGACGTGGGAGTGGGGATATTACGTCTGTGTCCAGCTGGACACAAACCAGACGCCGGATGCCGTCAACTACCTGTACTTCTGCCACTGCGCCAGCCTGCTGGTTAAGGCAGGCCAGAGAGTCAAGAGCGGCGATGCGCTGGCCGTTATGGGCAACACCGGCAATGCCGCGTTGGCAGACCCGCCCTACAAGCACTGCCATTTCGAGGTGCGGGCCACAGCCGCCGGGGCGGGGCTTGACCCAACGGCATACACCGGGCACCCCAACGCCGTGGGCACATATGGTACAGCAATCAACGGGATGGAGGACGACGGTATGAAATTTCTAAAAGTGACGAGCGGCAAATGTGAGGTGTTCACCGCGCCCGATGTGAATGCGGTGGACAAGTCCTATAACGGCGGAAAGCTGACCGAGGGCGTGTGCTACCCGGTGCAGGCCGAGGTGGGCAGCTCCGGCGGATACAGCTGGGTTCGCATCTTCGTGGCGGGAGTGCAGCGTTACGCCGCCGTGCTGGCCGACCGCTGCCAGCTTGTGACGCTCTCACCAGGCGACGCGTTCGCGGCCTGCGTGGCGCAGGGCGGCGGAGAAACGGCGGAACT